CCGGCCAAGAAAGCCACAAAGCGCCAGGCGAAATAACCCCTGCCGCCGATACTGCCGCGCGACGCCGTAAGCGCGGAGGAAGGATGCCCCGGAACCCTCTGCCTCGTTGGGTTCCGGCGCGAGGAGCCCGATTTTGCTGTACGCCACCCGCCAGGACATGATCGACACCTTCGGTGAAGAGGAAATCATCCGCCTGACCGACTCGAACGCTGAGCCGGGCGTGATCAACGACGTGCCGCTGAATGCGGCCCTCAGCCGGGCCTCTGTTGAGATCGACGGGTATGTTGCCTCGCGCTATCCGAAACCGTTTGATCCGGTGCCGACGATCCTGGTTGGCATCGCCTGCGACCTGGCGCGCTACCGCTTGTGCGGGGCTGGCGGGCGCCTGGTCACCGACGAGATGCGCGACCGCCACAAAGACGCAATCGGGCTGCTGAAGATGATTGCGCGGGGCGAAGTCAAGCTGGGCGCCGATCCGACCGGCATGGTGGTCGAACCGCGCAACAGCGTCCAGTTCAAGCCTGGCACCAGCCGGTTGGGCGATGCGTTGAGGGACTACCCGTGACCGAGCCTCAATACTTCGACCCATACACCCGCATCGAGGCCGCCATCTGCGGCCGCCTGAAGGCCGGCCTGGGCTCCATGGTGCGCGGAGTGGCCTCCTACGGTGGTGAGCTGGACGACGACCTCGGCCAGATCGTTCGAGTGCTGCCTGCTGCGTGGGTCACCTTCGGGGGCATTACAGGAACGAGGCCTTACAGCACGTCGAAGGAGAGGTGGGTGGCAACGGGCCGATTTGCCGTCATGGCTGGGCAGTTGAATGCCCGCAGTGAAGAGGCGATGCGGCGCGGCGGGCACCGGCCCCAGGAAATCGGCACGAACCCGCTGGTATGGGCGATACGCCGGCTGCTTATCCAGCAAGACCTGACAGACCAGGATGGCAGACTGGAAATTTCTGCGCTGCGACCTGGTCGGGTGCGCACCCTGTTCAACACGCAGCTCAGGGGCGAAGCAGTGTCTGTCTTCGCCTGCGAGTTCGAAACCGACTGGATCGAGGAGGCCCTGGTCAATGGGCGCTTCCCCAGCGCGCCGGCCGAGGGTGCCGAGGAGAGCTACGACGCCTTGTTCGCGCGGTACACGGGTAGCCGAAGCCCCATCGACCCCGATCTGAACCGCGTTGACCTGAACTACCACCTGACCCCCATCAAACCCACCCCGGACGCCACCGACAGCGTCCTGTTCGACAAGGAAGACTGATGACCAAGACGCTTACCGTCGTTGCGGCGCCGGGCCTGAAAGTGCCCCGGGAAGAAAACGCCCGCGAGTACATCACCGACAAGGCGGCGGTGACTGTACCTGCCACCGCCTACTACCTGCGGCGCAAGGCCTCCGGCGAGCTGATCCTGCCGGAAACCAAGCCCGCCAAGAAAGGAGCCTGAACGTCATGGCCAGCCCCAATATTTCCTTCGACCAAATTCCGGCCAGTATTCGCAAGCCCGGCCAGTATTTCGAGTTCAACACCAAGCTGGCGGTGCGCACGCTGCCCGGCAACCTGCAGCGTGTTCTGGTCGTCGGCCAGCGCCTGGCCGAGGTCGTCTCCAACATCGCAGCGCTGGAGCCCGTCGACGTGTTCTCCGACGTCGACGCGGCCGTGTACTTCGGTTACGGGTCCATTGCCCATCAGATGGTGAAGGCCGCCATCAAGGCCAATCCGTACGTCCAGCTCACCGTGATCGCGTTCGATGACGACGAAGCTGGCGTGGCGGCCACCGGCACGGCCACCGTCACCGGCACCGCCACGGCGCCGGGAACCATCACTCTCGTCGTTGGCGATGCTCGCGTAGCGGTATCGGTCGAGACCGGCGCCACGGCGGCTCAGGTGGCCACGAAACTGGCTGCCGCGGCAACCGCGGCTATCGAGCTGCCCATCACCGCCGCCGCAGCAGCTGGCGTCATCACCCTGAAAGCCAAGCACAAAGGTGCAGCCGGCAACGACATCAAGGTCAAGGCCGAGGCGCGTACCGCCGGCTTGACCGCTGACGTCACTGCCATGGCCGATGGCCAGATCGATCCGGACCTGGCGCCTGCCCTGGCCGTGGCCTTTGCCGCCGGCCACAACCTCGTGGCCAGCCCGTTTGCCACCACGGAAGCCCTGGCCACGCTGCGCACGCATCTGGAGGCCGTAGGCAGCCCCATGGAGCAACGTGATGCCATCGGGGTGGCTGGCACGCCGGCGACGCTGTCGGCCGCCACGACCCTGGCCGGAGCCATCAACTCGGGCCTCATGACGCTGGGCTGGCACAACGGCTCGGTGCTGTCGGCCGCCCAGATCGCTGCGGCGTATGCGTCGGTGATCGCGTTCGAAGAAGATCCCGCTCGGCCGCTGGAACTGAAAGGCCTGGACGTCACCGACATCGCCTCTCAGCCAGGCCGCACCGAGCAGGAAAACGCCTTGTACAACGGCGTCACCCCGTTCGAAATCGGCCCGGGCAACCGTGTGCAGATCGTGCGCGCCGTCACGACGTACACCGTGAACCCGCAGGGTGTGGACGACGTGGCGCTGCTCGACCTGACCACCATGCGGACCCTGCACTACGTGCGCAAGGCCAGCCGGGAACGGATTGCGCTGCGATTCCCGCGTGAAAAGCTCTCGGAAAAGACCCCGCCCAAGGTGCGGTCGGAGCTGCTCGACGTGTTGGTCAAGTGCGAAGAGCTGGAAATCCTGGAGGCGGTCGAAGCCAACAAGGATGCCCTGATCC